TGGGCGACTGTCGTGAACGATGCGACTGGTCGTGGCAAGATCAGGGTGCGTGGCATTACACCTACCGCGACATCGTCGAACCCAAAAAGCTCGTGGCTCAGTTACAGATGCCCGACGATAACGGTAAGCAATTAATAATTTTCGGATATGATTCCGAAGGGCAAAAGCTGCGTCGTCAAGTGGATGGCGTATGGATGGACGGTTATCAGGTGCCGACAATCTACGGCGTCGCGGTCCCGGACACCATTGCTCCGACCGTGGCGCGCATTACCGGAATTTTCAAAGAGATGACAGCGGGGTCCATCAAGCTGGCGACGCAGGACAATGTTCTGCTGGGAATTTACGAGCCGGACGAGACCATTCCACAGTTCCGGCGCATCAAAATCAACCGCCCGGCGACGTGGGTGCGTGTAGCTTATATGCGACACAATCCGGTCTTTCAAAGTAGGTTTGATCATGTGCCGATGCGCAGTCGCATGGCGTTTCTGCTCGGTGTGCAGGCGCGCAAATTTTATTCCTCTAATGATTTAGGCAACGCGCAACAGTTCGAGTTGAACGCCACGCGGTTGGAGATCGAAGCCCAGCAGAAGGCCGAACCGACCACTACGGTGAGTCCGATTCAGGTCCTTGATGGCGAAGGTTCGCTCACGGACCGCAGGGATTACGACATTGTATAATGGCTACTCCACTCTACGATTTCGACGGGACGTTTTTCCGAGGGATGAAGTCCGACTCGGACCCCGCGCAACTGCCGCTCGGTTACTACTGGAGCGGCATGAATATCCTCAACATCGGCGGCATGTTGTCGTGTCGTCCGGGGTATCGCTGCGTAGCGACCCTTCCAGTCGGTAAGCTTCAGGGTGCATTTCTTTTTCGTCCTCGATCTGGCATCGAAGAAATTATCGTGTGCGTGGACGGAGTTCTTTACACTGCGACGTGGCCCTTCTTGACGTTTAAACAGATTCCTAATATTTTGATGTCGCCGTTTGCGAAGCAAGTGTTCTGGTGCCAAACGGTGCAATCCGCGCAACGGAAAACAGCGGATCAAGGTTCGGCCATCGAGACTATTGACCCTCGCAACGTTTTGATCATTCAAGACGGCGGATTGACGGCTCCGGCATTTTACGATGGGTCCAACTCGGACCATATCCGTAATCAGCCTTTTGAAACGCCGATTGGAGGACCAATGGTGTGGGTAGGTGACCGCCTGTGGGTTGCGTTTAAAAATTCAGTGCGCGCGTCGGATATTTCCAATCCGTTCAGCTTCCGTGAAAGCATTTATCTCGGCGGCACGGATTCGTTTTCGTTCGATGGAGAAGTAACCGCCATGGTGAAGACACCCGGAACGGTAAACCCACAGTTGATTGTGTTTACCAACAATAACGCAGAGTTGATTCAGGCTTACATTCGTGATCGCAGTTCGTGGCCGACGACCGTTAATATGCAATCTGAAGTGTTTAAAGTCGGTTGCACTTCACAGCGGTCAGTTGTTTCTAGCTTTGGTCGGCTATCGTGGTTCAGCGCGTCTGGAATCGTCATGTTTGACAATGCGCGCGCGAGTCAGGTGTCATCTCGCTTACCCATTCGCGACAACGAAATGATGTTCAGCAAGTCGAAGTTGAGTGACGATCTGTCGTTGGCGGCAGGTGCGGCTTACGGTTCGTATCTGCTGATGAGTGTCCCAGCCGAGGACAACTACAACAAGCATACGTGGGTGTTGAATGATGCCAGCATTGAGACGATCAACGATGACTCCGGCGCGTCGTGGGCCAGCTATTGGATGGGAACCCGTCCCGTGGAATGGTTGTCCGGCACCGTGGCCGGTCAGGAAAGAATTTTTCACGTGTCAGTGGATAACGACGGCTCCAATCGTTTGTGGGAAGCGTTTATCTCGCAGCGGTTGGACAGCGATTGTCCGATCACGTGGTCGATTGAAACTCGCGGTTATTTCGGGCAATCGTCCGAAAGAAAACCGGCTGGCGAGCTTTGTAAATTTGGGTGGGCGGAAATTGGTTTGGTTGGTATAGAAGAAGCTCTCGACTTTGGAGTATTCTATGCGGGTGGACTGCGAGGTTCATACAAGAACGTGCTCGCAAAAACGATTTCAGTGGAGCGCGGTAATTTAATGACCGAAGTCCCTATCACTGCAACCACGCAATTGTTCTCGTTTAAACCTCAATCTCGCGTGGAGCGCACAGAGGAAGCGGCGCAGAAGACGGACGAAACCGGGTCGTGCCCAATCGAGTCCGAAAGCAACGAAGACATCGATGATAGCTTTCAGTTACTGATTGTCGGTCACGGTCCCGCCGCAGTTCGATGGATTCGAGCTTACAGCACGCACGAACCGGTTCCGCCAAACGGGACGAATGAAGCGTGCGTGGACGAAACCAAATTTAACGCGATTCGATTCGATGGAGTCGGCGTTCAATCGGAAGACCGAGCCGAGTTGGCTGCTGAGACGGCCAATCTCGCCTTCCGACAATTTTTTGCGAACAAGACGGTGTCGTTGACTCAGGATGGAATCACGACCGTGGGGGTTGGCGACGCGGAGAGCGTCGTGTCACAGTCAGCGGCTGACCGAGTGGCCACTCGAATCGCTACCAAGCGCGCCGAGGTGGAACTGTCATCCTTGTTGCCTAGAATTTTCAGTCTCGGATAAAGCATGAATTCAATCGTTGAAGTTTTATACGCGCGACGGCCAATCATTAATTATGTGTCGCCAGCAGCTTGCGAACCGCCCATCGCTTCGACGGGCATCGCACTGCTTTCTATTTTCTTGCCCGCGTTGTTCACAAAGCTGACGCCCATGGGTAAGCCAAGGATTTTCGGAACGTTTCCGGGTCCTTTTTTCATCGATTGGGAAACGTTTCCGGGTGCGATTTGCTACAACATCTATCAGGTGGTTAACGGACAGCTTGTGTTACTTTACGAGTGCGTTACGAATGGACCCATCGTGGTGCCGCCCGGCGATTACGTAGTGACCCCGGTTACTCCCGAAGGCGAAGGTCCGCCGAGTCCGCCTAATGGAACTGGAACGCCTGAGTCTCCTGAGCCTCCCGCACCGCCACTCGGTGGGAATTTCGGTCCGTGTATAGGCGGATGGTCTTTGTTCAGCACTAAGATTACTCCGAATCAGGTCACGACATGGTTTGGGACTAACACAAACTTTGCACCCGGCACGTATAAAATCGTTGTAGAATTGGACAGCAATTTTTCTGGCGAGTCTCCATGTCTTGCGGTGCAGTTTCCCGAAGACTACACGGCGGAATGGAACGATGGGACAAATTCGGCGTTGAATCCGTATAACACCGACTTCACGTGTTACGCAACGGTAGAGGATATGTTTGCGGCTACGCCCCCGCCCTACGATTTTCAGTTCGTCCACACGGGTGGTAAAATCGGGGTCAATCCGCAAGGAAATAACAAGTTAAAATTTTCGCTTTACCTACAGTGCGGAGGTGGCGGCGAACCTCCCGATCCTCCGTCTGGTCCTTGCGAGGAAACGGGCGATGACACAACGTGCGCCTATGGTCCTACGGGAGATCGGTATCGCATCGTCGATTACAGTGAAGGTCTGTTCGACATCAGCCTTTGCGGGCTGTCGTGGACGACTTGCGTCAATTGTGAAAGTTATCCTGACACAAATTGTGTGGACCCAATTCCGTGGGCCGGAACATTTCCGGTCAAAGTGGACGACGGATATTTTATCGAACAGGAATTCGAACCGGCGTCACCATGCGGTGGCTGTCCGTGGCCCCCGGCGCATTTGCTGCATGGGTTTTGTATCGGTGCCAGTTTGCGAACATCAGGCTCGTTCAATTCGACCGGCTGCGGTTGGGCGATTCACATTTTCAGTTATCTCGGCCAAGACATTTGGACGGGTGTAAAAAACAAGGGCGAAGGCCCAGTAGGAATTTACCAACGCATTGCGGGATGTTGCCCCGGTCCCGAGTGCATGAGAATAGAGGCATACTAATATGAATGATACAAATTTGATCATCACTATGGGGCAGTTGCCCGGTGATCTGCACGTCTCGCCACAACAGTTGGCGAACGAAATGGTTCGTCGGATGAAAATCGTCTCACCGACCGCCGTGAACTTTATTTTCATCGGTGACAATGAGCCGACATCTAATGTAGGTCCGTGGTTGAAAGACGGAAACAAATGGTATGTTTTCGACGAAGACTTGAAGCGCTATGTGCCGTTGGATATTTCCGATTCGGAGACGTTGTGGTTTCAGACCGGGTCCAGCACGCCGTTAACCGCCGACCCTCCGGTGTGGTTGCGCACCACCAAAGACGCGACAGAGTCCGATCCGAGCATCGGCAGTCCGATTGGTTGGTATGTTAACAACGGAGCGGGATGGATTCCGTTTACGGGTATTACTTTGTCTGGTCCCACTTCCGTTCGTCCTACGAACCCGGTGGACTTTCAACAGTTTTACGACACGACCATCGCCTGCTTGATTTGGTGGGAGCGTAATTTGTGGCGCACCGTTTCTGGCGTGCCCGGCGACATCAAGCATGTTTCGTTCAACACGTTGACGGATGCGCTCACTGCGAATCCGGGCTGGGTGTTGTTCGGCGCGTCGAACCAAAATCTACGTGGCCGATGGATTTCCGGTGCGACGAAGGATGCAGGCGGCTCTCCCGAAACCGTGCTCACGGTGTCGGCAGGTGTGGCCGAGCGCGCAGCGTTCGAAACCTACGGTGAAACCACTTTAATCGACTCAGACCCCGGTGGCGTGAATGTCAACTTTCCCGCTACAGTGGCCCTGTGGACGCTTGTCAAAGAGTAATAAAAAAGGCACTGTTTACATATGTGGGACTCACTTTTCGGCGCGGTAGGCGGCATCGTCGGCGGCATGATGCAGGCCGATGCCATCAAGGACGCGACAGAGGCGCAGATTGAGGCGCTTGAAAAACAACGGGAGTGGGTATTTAAACAGCTTGACCCCACCAAAATCGGCAATAAAGCTCGGCAAGCGGATGTTCAGCGCGCGCAGGAGCGGTTGCGTCTTCAAGGCATCGTAGACCCTGAGTTGCTGAAGCAACGGTATCAGGCCGAACGACTGATTTCTGATCGACTTGCTGGATTGCAGGGTGATGAGGCAGATCGCGTGGCCAGTGTCGCGGCTGAGGAAGCGATTCGCGGCACCCAAGGTCTGGAGGATGTTAAGACCAAGCTGATTGGCGAAGCGATGAACGAGCTTAACGCCGGAGCGACATTGCCCCCGGATGTTCAAGCGGAATCGGTTCAGGCCGGTTTGGAACAAGGCGGTTCGGCGACAGGGAAGGCTAGTGGGAGGGGATTGGGAGGGAACATTTTGCGCGAGTTGATCGGCACCGCAGCGTTGCAACTTAAAGCTGATCGTCAGGC